CCGCTCGTAAAAGTGGGGGTTAGGGATCGTCTCCATGACAGCCTTCATCCATTCGCCGAGATCGGTGGCGTTCAAACCTGACGCCATCGTAACACGGATGCCGTTCCCGACATCACGGCGCTGGAACCACGCGGTGTACGCCTTTTGCAGCGCATAAAACTCAGGCCCGAACAAAGCTTGCGTAGCCAAATTAACGTAATATTGGATGCCCCGGGCTTTAGAGGGGTACTTAGACGCAAGCTCGCGCTTAACCATCATCTTAACCCGATCAGCCAAAATGGCATCATCGTCGACTGACTTCATGATCAAGCGCTGCTTAACAGCGGCCCACTTGGCTATCCACCCGTCCTGCCAATCAGCACGAATGTCTATGAACAAATCACAGACAGAACAACGGACAGACGCCAAGTAATCCACAAACAACTTCATATCGTCCACAACGGGGGGCTGTGCCACGCCATGGCGCTCGACCAGGGCATTCCGCGCATTGCACTCGCAATTGCGACAGACATACGCCATACACGTGGCGTTGCCCAAAAGCGTGGCCCCAGCTTGCCCCGACTCACACGGCTCCCCAGCGCGAGCGTCAACTGCGTCGCGAATTAATTTGTGACATGGGGCGAGCTTACTAACATCGCCCGCCCCCAAACACACAGTGTCCGTAATGAACACGCTAACGGGATTGAAGCCCGGTTGCAAATTTAAACCCGCAGAAGAAACAATACGTCCAGCAACGACCTCAACCACTGGCTGGGGCTGACTTAAAAAGCCTGATACTTGCTGGTAATGATGCGCTCAGCGCTGCGCGTGCGCCGCTCCGACGCCTCTGCCCGCCCGTCGCATGCCAACCACGCGACCGCCACCCCGGCCACCCCAATGGCGCCGGCGGCAGCACCAACTGCCCACTTGCCATGCACCTTATCCGCCAATGCAGCCCCAACGGCCACGGCGCCACCAGTAATGGCCGCCGCGGCAATCCTCCCGCCCCAATAGGTCTCACCGTCAGGTACGACCAGCCCAGCCACGTAGTCCGCATGCACCATCATGCTAGCG